CCACAACGGCAAGATCCCAGAGACAACTTTTCTCCGCATCGTGCCCAACGAAGCAGACAAGCTTCTGACTCGCATGAAACAAACTGTTTCTGTTGCGATGCTCAACGGAGCGCACATCGCAAAGGTGACTGACGATACGAATGCTGCAACAGGTGTTATGATCGTCGATCACGTTGAGCGATTCACAATCGGGCAAAAAGTTACTTTGGACGACGATAACTCCGCAGCGGCGGACTACTATGTTATTGCGGTTGATGTAAACGCATCATTGGCAGCAGGTTCGATCACTGTATCAGCGACTCGCGGCGGTGCAGCGGCCAACGTATCTGCATACACTGTTGCTCAGAACGCTAAGTTCTACAGCCCAGGTGTTTTGTCGAACGGTTCTTTCACCTCTATGCGCGATGCTCTTTTGAGTGCAGCAAACGGTGGATCTGCTTCCTTGTACGGACAGACCAAGACGGCCTACCCTTACTTGCAAGCGATTAACTCTGGATCTGTATTCGGAGCCTCGATCACTGCGTCCAATATCTTGGACAAGTTGTTCGACTTCTACAATTCAGTACGAATCAAAGGCCAAGGTAACTCAGACACGATTCTTGTGAGCTACAAACACCTTGGTTCGATCATGAAAATCATCGAAACGCAAAAGGGTGGATTTGCAGTCACTAAGCAACCTATGGCATCGCGCTATGGTTGGACTGAGATCGAAATCACTTCGGTGAAAGGAACTTTGAAAATTGTCGGAATCCAGGAAGCAGATGACGATGTCATCATGTTCCTTGATATGTCGGCGTTCAAGTTTTACACCAACGGTGGTTTCAAGAAGCGTCAAGCTCCAGATGGCAAGGAATATTTTGAAATCAGAGCGACAACCGGCTATGCCTACGTTCTCGACTTCTGTTTGTTTGGCGAGCTAGTATGCCTCAAGCCTAACACTTGCGGTATCATCCACGCGATCAACTACTAACCCAAAGGGGGACCGTACCTCTGTTGCAGCGATGCACAAGTCGGTCCCCTCACTTATTTTAGGTGATTACTATGGCAGACCAAGCAGCGGGGATGGGCCATCTAAAATCTCAGCTTCATGAGCTTGTAAAACAGCACATTGAATATGATGCTCAATCTCGTCCTGAGTACGTCTACACGGTACGCGCCGATGCAGCGGACGGAGCCCCTTGTAGTGTGGTAAGATATGCCTACGATGGGATTAGCTCTCGGATACTGTACATGAAAGAATATCTAGGGACGTGGAACTCAGCTTGGGAAACATTCTAAATGATTTTTCAACATGCCAGGTTTCAGGTTTGGAACGCAAATCAACACCCATACCGGCACTCGCTGGATGAGTTCCTATATTCAAATCCTGCTCTTTCTGGCGTTACTACTGTAGCAGGTGCTCTAAATTATCTAACAGCTGTACTTTATCCTCAGTCAAAGGCAGCAGTGGCAAATGTCGCTGCATTGCCTCTTGTCGGGAACACGATTAACGACATGCGTGTCGTTACGGACGACGGGGATGGAAAAGCTGCTTCGTATCGGTGGGAGCAAAGAGAAGGCGAAGCATCTGCAAGCTGGCATAAGATCTATGACCTAGATTTTGGTACGGACTCGATTCTTCAGTCCTACATGATCAAAACTCAGGACGTGTATGTATCGCGGTTTGGTTATGATGACCTGGACGCCGCCGGTGCAGTGGTTTCAGGTCTTTATGCTGGGCAGGTGGTATACGGTGGAAAATCGGCTAACACGCATCTTACTTTTCGTGCTAACTCTGGCGATGGGGTTGGTCCTTCTACTGGTTTTATTCAGTTCGATGATAACTCTCGTCCTGCCGTAGATTCTGCATATACGAGCGGAACTACAACGCACAGATGGCTGAAAGTTTGGACTGACGAGCTTACGTCAGGGACTTTGACTCTTCTTGGCGGATCTATCACAGATAGCTCTGGCGCTATTTCCTTTGGCGATGAGAACTTATCAACTTCTGGATCAGTTACAGCCGGAACACTTTTACTAGCTGGTGGATCAATCACCGACAGTAGCGGAGCGATTTCCTTTGGAGACGAAAACCTCACGACCACAGGAAGCGGAACATTCAACTCTGTGTCCGCGCTCGGAGCCGCGTCTTCTTTCCTTGCTGGGACGCAAATCGCCGATTTCACCTTCACCAATGGCAACATCGCGAGTTCAAGCGCAACAGTTTCGTTTAATGCGCTTAATCTTACTACTACTGGCACTGGTACTTTTGGTCTGGTTGATGTTGACTCGCTGCGACTCGATAGCAATGTCATCTCCGCAACCGTTCTCAATTCCAATATTGGAATCTTGGCGAATGGCACAGGGATCATTGACCTACAGTCACCAACCACGATTGCAGGAAATGTCTTTACCGTTAGTGGAGCTTCAGGAGTTTTCACTAACTCATATGTAACTATCTCTGGAACAGGTGCTTACCTAGATGTTGACAACCTTAGGCTCGATGGCAATACGCTTTCTACGACGAATACTGATGGAGATCTTCTCCTGTTGCCCAACGGAACAGGACTTGTCGGATTTAGTAAGGGACTCTACCCGACGACGGACTCAGCGTTTGACATCGGTAAAACGGGAAATGTCTGGAACAAACTTTGGATAGACGGAGCGATCGGTGGAGCAACAGAGATCACAATCTCAGACTTACTCACACTCCGATCTGCCGTCTACCGTGATTCAGGCCGAACCCTCCCAGCACAGTCTGGAGACGCACTTTTCTACGATGGAAGCCAGTGGCTCGCGTCCGCACCTGATACGGAGATTGATCACGGGACTATCTCCGGGCTACTTGATGACGACCATACGCAGTATGCTCTTTTGGCTGGCCGTAGTGGGGGTCAGTCTCTCATTGGTGGCACTGCTTCTGGCAATGATCTCGACCTAGAGTCTACCTCGCACGCGACCAAAGGTTTTATCCAGTTCAAAGACTCAATGCGGCCTTTCACCGATGCAAGTTATTCTGGCAGTTGGTCTGGAAAAGACATCGGCGATTCTACACACAACATCAGACATATTTACAGCAAAGGCGAGTTCTTTGGCTTACGACTTGAAAACCTTGCATCTGCTCCTTCTGCATCTGCGCAAAACATCGGTCGATTGTACTACGACACAACCGACACGTCGGTCTATGTCGATACAGGTACGACGTTTAAAAAAGTTGGTGCGAATCGTTACGAGACGGACACTTCGTGGAACGGCTCAGATCTTACAAAAGCTGTTACTGTGAGTGGCATCGACGCTCGCAAGGCTATTTGGCAGATGAAGAATAATTCTGATGACTATGCGATTTTGTCTGTTAGAATCACTTCAACTTCGACGACAAATGTAACTATAACTACGACGACTCCCTTGGCATCAGGGAGCTATCGTCTTATCGGCGTGGAGTAAAAAATGGCTGGCGTAGAGATTAGAAACCAGGCGATTGGGCTTTCTTTAGAGAACAGCGCATCTGATTTGTCGCCTACATCCACTGGTCTAGTGTACTTCAACACTACTTCGAGCATTGCTAAAGTTTACACTGGGGCATCTTGGAAAACTTTCTTATACGCCGATCTGAGCAATGTGACTGGTACTCTTGCGATTGCTAATGGCGGCACTGGGCAAACTACGCAGACCGCTGCATTTGATGCCTTAGCGCCTACTACAACAACAGGCGATACGATTTATCATAACGGCACTGATAACGTCAGACTTCCGGTCGGCGCTAACGGTCAAGTCTTAGGTGTAACTTCTGGACTACCCGCATGGCAAGATGCAGCAAGTGGTGGCTCAGGCGTCAACTACATTGATAACGATGATTTTGAATCGGTAATTACCGGCTGGTCTACCTACGCCGACGCAGCGGCGGCTACTCCTGTAGATGGCACTGGGGGATCTCCTACTTCTACTTTCACGCGCAATACCACAACTCCTTTGCGCGGAAACGCTGACGGAAAGTTCAGCAAAGACGCAGCAAACCGTCAGGGTGAAGGCTTCTCAGTTGTTGGCGCTGTACCAAGCGGGTACACCTTTGGACAAAAATCTCAGATCAGATTTTTGTGGGACGGTAGCCACGCAAACTATGTCGCTGGTGACATGGTTGTTTATATTTACGATGTCACAAACTCAACGCTCATCACTCCGACAGCGACTTCGCTTCCTAAAGCTAAGCGGGCAATCAGCATCGCATTCGATCAATCTGGAACTGGCGCAAGCTACCGACTTATTTTCCATGTCGCGACTACGAATGCTTCCGCCTACGACATATTTGTTGACGATGTTTTGGTTGGCCCTGACTTTCCTGGGCAGGGTGCTGTGGTTGGGGAGTGGCAGAGTTACACGCCGACTTGGTCTAACGTGACAATCGGAGGCAGCAGTACGGCATACGGCACTTGGCGGCGTGTTGGCTCTAATATGGAAATTCGTGCTGGGTTTATTTTAGGCGGTTCTGATGACGTTACAGGCGTCATTGAGCTAAGCATACCTGCGGGATACACGATAGATACAAGTAAATTAAATACAAGCATTCAATATAACTCGGTCGGTGTTGTCGAGGGTTTAGATGGCGCAATATTTTCAGGAGGTATTGCTGTATGGGCGCCAGCCCTAACCGGAATACGTTTTCTCGCAGGTGGGGCAGGTGGAAACTACTGGAATGCTACAGCACCAACAAATTGGTCAGCTGGTAATAGTAGTTTATCTACATGGATTACAGTCCCCATCGCCGAGTGGGCGGGCAGCGGCACATTCGTTGGGCAGAATAATGTGGAGTATGCGGCATCTACTTCTGGCACATGGGATGCAGCAGCAGCAGCAGCTGGCACAATATACGGACCTTCGGGAGCGCCAATAACCGGCGCGCTAACAAGTGCTCGGTCGAAAATCGTTCGTTGTCAAACGGCAATACAGGCTACTGACTCCCTAAGCGTTCAGCTATCCGAGGATGGAGTTGTATGGTACGATGCTGATGGATTTAAAAATGCGGCAGGCTCTAATTATGTAACCAATTCTTGGAGTTCTGGAGCTGGACTATCTGCAAGTGCAGGTGTTTATCTGTCACGAGTGTCGGGTTCTTCTACGGATGTAGAAGTCCAATTCCTCATCTACACATATATAGCAAATGACGACTCTCCCGTGGGCAATTGGGAGAATGGTTGGCGTTGGCGTTTAGTCAAGTCAGCAGCAGGCCAAGCCGTCGGCTTCGGGTTGGCGACTAGCACCAGTGCTGGGTTGGTAAAGGCTCCAATTGCTTGTGCAGCTTATGCAAGCGCAGGTCCGACCGGGTTAACATCAGGAGCTTTGACAAAATTACAGCTCAATGTTGAAGAACTCGACAGTCACTCTTTTTTTGATAATGTTACAAACTTCAGAGCTACTCCAAATGTCCCTGGTTGGTATCAAGTTTCTTGGTCAATGCGAGCAGCAACAACAACCGCCAACTCTGGAAGAAATTTGGGGACTAGCCTCTATAAAAACGGCAGTGGGTTTAAAGATGGGACGCAGCTCAACCACACATCTACGGGTCACTTTGATAGTGGCATTTCAAATGGCTCTGCACTTGTTTATGCTAATGGTGTAACGGATTATTTTGAAGTATTTGGGTTTTTAGTAACCGCATCCGGCACTTGGTATATGATAGGTGGACAATCCACTACATTTTTTTCAATGGTAAAAGTTTCGGATTAAAACCAACTTGGGCCTACTAAGTTTAACCGCCCCTAGCGGGGCATTTTAGGATAACCATGCGTCTTCTGCTTCTCATACTAATCGCCGCTTGCAGCAGG